TGGACCACGGAACCCGGACCATACTCTTTCTCTATAGCTTTAAATATTGTCTCAACATCACGTTGAAAGTGTCCCCAGATAATTGCTTTACCCTCCACTTCATCTAATACATCCATAAGTTCATCTATACGATTGTTTTTGATGTCTTGTGTTGTGCCATCATCAGCTGTGAAATGACCACAAGTTATTTGTTGTAGTCGCATGAGTTGTGTTAGCACTGTCATAGTAGATACACGTTTACCATTAAGAAATGCAGTGGCTTCTTTTCTCATTTGTTCATATACTTTCTGTTGTTCTTTACTTAGTTCTATTTCTCTTTCCATAAATATTTTAGGCGGTAGATCTAAACAATCTTCTTTTAGTACTCTATATGAAAACGGTTTGATGGAGTCTGATAACTCATCTAAATTTCTAAATTGATGTACAACTTGTATGGAACGTCCACCCACATGCATAGTTCTCATCTCTGCATATCTGTTTCTAAAGGCATAGTAAGATGGGAAATCTAATAGTGCTGGATCTAAAAATTCACATTGTGTGTATAAGTCTAATGGATTTTTGGTTACAGGGGATCCTGTCATTACTCTTCTATAACTCGCACGTCTAGACAATGATAATATATTTTTAGTTCTTTTAGCTTTTGGGTTTTTTATGGTTGTGCTCTCATCAATAGCCATTAATGTTTTGTGTGATAGTAAAAATTTAGTTGCAAACGTTTTGCCTTTTTCTGTGCTGAACGCTTCAACATTCATAACTAAAACATGAAGTTTGTGGTCTGTTTTAAACAATACGTCTAATTTTTCTTGTTGTTTTTTATTTATGTTCGGTTGCCATAATGTTGACACATACTCAATGTGCTCTGCCATGTGTGTAGGTATTTCTTTACCAAACCAAGTGCCTACCACACCCTTTGGTGCAACAACAAGTAATCCATCTATTTTACCCTTATCGTAAAGCATGGCGGCGTTATCTATAAGAACTTTAGTTTTACCTGTACCCATTTCCATGAAATAAGCAAAGTTTTCTCTATTCCAAGACTTTTCTAAAGCCGTCAATTGGTGACGATATGGTTTCGTCTTAAATTTATATTTCATCTTTCTATTGATTTAATATATAGGATTGATTATATATGTCAATATGAAAGATAAAAATAAAGTTTACGTAGTACAAGAAATACCAGGAACTAGGGAGGGTCGCCCTAAATTTAACATTATGGGTGCATCAGAGTACGGTGAATTAAAGTTTTTATTAGATGAAAGATCGCAAATTATTTTTTCACCAGGACCTTTAATATTTAAATTAAGGCAACTGTTGAGAGATTTTAAAAAAGAAGATTATTTACTACTTACAGGCGATCCCGCAATAATAGGTGTTGCATGTTCTATTGTTTCTGATATAACAAGCGGCACATGGAATTTGTTGAAGTGGGACAAACAAGAAAGAAAATATTATCCCATAGAAATAGATCTCTATCAGAAAGAAAGGAAACATGACGATTGATTTTGAAAAAGACCAAGAACAGGTCATAGATAAAACAGGCAATATAAATAAACTTGCTGATAAAATTAGAGAAATGCAAGCCGTTCAAAGTGCTATTGAACAAGACGAAAAACAAATCAAAGATAAGAAAAAACATTTAGAACACTTATCTGGAGAAGTTATACCCACAATGTTATCGGAAATGGGTTTATCTTTTTTAAAACTAGCAGATGGATCATCTGTTGAAGTTAAAACAAATTACAGCGCCACTATTACTCAAGCCAAAAAAGAGGAGGCGTTTAACTGGCTTCGTGCTAATGGACTAGGAGATATAATCAAAAACGAGATATCCGTATCTTTTGGTCGTAACGAAGATAACAAGGCGGCTGATTATGCCGAACTTGCAAAAGGTCAAGGGCTACAACCGACACAAAAGTTGAAGGTTGAGCCCATGACTTTAAAAGCGTTAGTCCGTGAACGATTGGAAGGCGGTAAAGAAATGCCAACGGAACTTTTCAACATATTTGTTGGAAATAAGACAACAATAAAAAGGAAACAATAAACATGAATAATGTAACAAAAGCAAACAGTGGAGCATTAGCGACAGTTAATTTTGAAGCTGATGCGGGCCAGGGCTTAAACATGGGGCAAGAAGATCTTGCTTTACCATTTTTAAAAGTTCTAGGTCAACTATCTCCCGAGTGTAATAAAAGGGATGCTAAACATGTCGAGGGGGCAGAACCAGGCATGATTATAAACACCGTAACCAACGAGGTTTACGATGGTGTAAAGGGGATAGATGTCATACCGGTGCATTACAAAAGACAATACATCGAATGGCAAGATAGAGGTGAGAGTCAAGGAGCTCCAGTTAAAATTTATGAAGCTGGGGATGACTTACCATCAACTACAAGAGACAAGTTTAATAAAGATAGATTAGCTAATGGTAACTATCTTGAAACAACAGCTAGTCATTTCGTAGTTGTACTAGGCAAAAACCCTTCAACAGCTTTGATTTCTATGAAGGCTACTCAATTAAAAATTAGTAGGAAGTGGAACTCAATGATGAACGGTTTAAAAATGCAGGGTAAAAACGGTATGTTTACTCCGCCAAGTTATAGCCACATTTATAAACTAAAAACAGTGCAACAGTCTAACGACAAAGGCACTTGGTTTGGTTGGGATGTTTCTAGAATTGGTCCTATCTCTGATGCAGGTGTTTACAAAATAGCAAAAGACTTTGGAGCAAGTGTTTCAAAGGGTGATGTTAAAGTTAAACACGGCAATCAAGAATCCAAATCCGAGGCACCGTATTAAAGATTTCCCAGCAAGAGACTGTTCGGGAAGGTATGGGGCGGCTAAGCGAGAGTGGATCCGCC